TAGAAGAAATAAAGTGGGTGAAGAGTGACTTATAGTTCTAAAGGTTCGTATAATGTTTATTATCTGAACCTTTCAAGGAGAATTAAGGAATGAACTCTTCAGGATGCCCTGTTTGTGACAAGATTGTCAAAAAGTATGAAGAGGACGGGGTATGGGATGAAAAATATATATATCATGGAAATTGTGTATTTTGCGGGAGTAAGTTACAAGAACGATTACTAAGGGTATTAAAAAATGAGTAAAAGAAAAGCGGTTATGGTAATAGCTTTATTAATAATAATTGTTGGATTGATTAGTGTTGACAAACTAAATGATAGTTCTAATGCTAAAGCTCAAGAACTAAGAGAGTGGCATGAAAGTTTTATAGAAAGAACAGGCTTTAGTGGCAACTGGAACACTAGTAACGATATTGTTTTCGCTAATCATACTAATATCTTTTTTGTGAACCAAACAATAATAGGGAATGGTTCTATTATTGATGGATTCGTTAATTACTTAGACAATCCTGATGACTGGTGCGCCATGATGCATGGTGATTCTTTAGAATTCAGTGATCCATATAACCAGACGATACGATGCCTGCTTTACGATTCCGACGCAGAGTACTATTATCACATGTGGAACGAGACAGCAAAAGTAACAATCATTGGAGGAGAGATTAAAGAATAATGGGTATTATTGAAGCGATTAAAGTGAATAGGGAATCAAGATTTTGGTGTCATGTAGAGGACCAAATGCTAATAAAGTTGTTACAGGATGACCAGCCATGGATAGATATTAGTACAATCATAGGAAGGCCTATCGGTGGTTGTAAATCAAGACGTAAATTCTTGATAAGACTAGGGTTATTATCAGCTAATGCAATGACTTCAAAGGAGGAAAATAATGAAAACAAAAGAAAAAATAAGAAAACTATTAGCAGCTGAAAACACAATACTAAAATTATATCCTAATGATGACTACATTACAGGTTGCAGAGACACACTTCAATGGGTATTGGATGAATAGTTCAACGTTAAAGTGGTGCAGGGTTATACAGTTATCTCCGTCATAAGATTACTTCTCGACCCTGCACCACGACGAATTTGGCAAAAGGTTTATATACTTCTAAATTATATAATTATATAAGGGGCTGATATATTGACACAAATATTTTTAAGAAAACACTACAAAATCAGGGCTACAACAAAAGGCAATCCGACAGGTGACAATTATTCTTTAACCGTTCCGTACCAATTCGCAAAGGAATTCATGCATGCAACATACAACGTGATTATCAGCGGAACGCAAATAACATACACTCCAAGTGGAGCTGAACAGTATGAATAAGAAACCTAAAGGTAAAATCTTTCCAGAGGTATCTCAATGGCAAAAATGAATTCTCAAGAATATAAAGATAACATGAGTAGAATAAAAAAAGAATGGTACAAAACAAACCCTTCACCAAGAGGGTCTTTAGGGAAAACATGGAAAAGAACAAACGAAGCAAACAATAAACTAACCACAACAAGAAAAGCAAGGTTCGCTAGTGGAAAAATAAAACCATATGAGAGAACGAAGGCACATAAAGAGTTAATGTCTCAGAGGACTATAGGCAATAAAAAAACAGAATCACATAAAAAAAATTTAAGCATCGCTCTTAAGCAATCCACAAAACTTAAACTAGAGAATAATCCCAATTGGAAAGGGGGGATCTCAACACATCCTTATGCTCCTGCCTTTAATGAACAATTAAAAAATAAAATAAGGGATAGGGATAGTCATACTTGCCAAGAATGTTCTCTCACTGATAAAAAGATGCTAAGTATCCACCATATTGATTATGATAAGAAACACAGTAACCAGGAAAATCTCATCACATTATGTTTTGCTTGTAATGCAAGAGCGAATGGTAAAAGAAATTACTGGCAACAGCATTTCCACGAAAAAATATTAAATAAACTGGAGGCATTGCAATGAAAAAAAATATTAAAAAGAAGGGAGTTTTGTTATGGCTCTCGGATTCGCCCTTGGTTTCAACAGGATACGCTACAATGACACTAAACATTCTAAATGGTCTAACAAAGAAAGGCTGGGAGTGTCACCAACTTTGTCATAACTTGTTAGTTGCTAAATGCCTTCCACAAGTTGATGTACTGCCAGGGTGGACGCTTGAGGGCGGAACAAAAATTAATTATGCACTACATGGAACAAGCGGGAGAGCTCCATACTGTGCAGATATTATTGAGCCGACAATAAAACAATTAAAGCCTGACATTTTTGTTACACTACTTGACACATTCATGATGATTCAAGGAAACCCATGGTTTCTAAATCTTGATTTTAGTCCTACAAAGTCAGCATTCTATTATCCTACAGACGGAGGAGGAGGGCTACCTACAGGTTGTGAGAACGTTCTGAAAAAGTGTAGCTTCACCATAGCAATGGCAAAGTTTGGACAAAAACAAGCTAAAGACTATCACGGACTAGACACAGAATATATTCCAGCAGCTGTTGACGAAAAGAACTTTAAGCCATTAAGCGAGTACGAAAGACAAAAATGCAAGGCTGAGTGGAACCTGCAAGGATGTTTTGTTGTGGGGAGTGTTGCAAGGAATCAACCTAGAAAGAATCTTGACAGGACTATTAAGTCATTCTACAAGTTCATAACAAAGTATGACGTTCCAGACGCAAGACTACTGCTTCACATAGACCCTAATGACATAGCAACGCTTTTCAGGATTGATCTCTTAATTCAACGATTCAATCTTGAGAACAGAGTTAAATTTACAGGAATGAAATACTTCAGCGGGTTCTCATACGAAAAAATGAATTCTGTATATAATGCGATGGATGTTCATATCCTAACCACGAGCGGTGAAGGGTTCGGAGTTCCTATTATTGAAGCTATGAGTTGTGCTGTTCCTGTTCTAGCAACTAATTATACAACAACTCCAGAATTAATCCTTGAGTACAAGTCGGGATTGGCTATAAACCTTGCTGGTGTTGATGATGAAGTATGCTCTGTTGATCCTTTTTCTGAAAACTTTAAGGATTATGATATGAAATTAATCAATGGAACACAAACAGGATCTTGGAATGTCGAGAGAGGGTTGTGTTGTATTGATGATGCTGCAGATAAACTATATACGTTATACAAGGATCCTGAATTAAGAAAAGAAATGGGTGCTAACGGAAGGAAAGCAGTTATAGAAAATTATACTTGGGATATTGTTATTGATAAGTTCGACAAATTATTCGAGGAGCAAATTAATGGCAAACCCTGAGCCAACTATCTCATTGTGCCTTATAGGAAAGGACGAAAAGAAGTACTTTCTAGAAGAAGTTATTAAGTCAGCATTAACGTTTTGTGACGAAATAATTTATGTAGATACAGGAAGCGTCGACGGGACATTAGGATTTCTTACACGTGAATACCCCATGGTTAAACAATACTATAAAGAGTTTGCTGTTCCAGAAGACTACACGACTTGTAAGAATTTTGCTGTATCAAAAGCTACATGTGATTATGTTTTAACCACTGACTGTGATGAAGTGTTTAGTGAAGAAATTAAACACCTCAAAAAATTACTAATTGACAATCCTAAGATTGAATGTTTTAATTTACATGGAGAACATTACATGGGTGATCTTGTACATTTTGATAGAACAACAAACGTTCACATATGGCAGAACAGACTATTCAAACGCATTCCATCAATAAAATATAAAGACGGGACAATGCACGGTCTTGCTGAAGGAGCAAAAACCAGTAGTACCATACCCTTTATTTTGGTACACCATTATGGATTCTGTAAAAACATGATTGATGCGTTACGAAGGTATGAAACAAACTCTAGTGACAAGTCTCAGAATCGTGATGCATATCTTAAATGGCAATTTTATCATATGATTACAGGAACGTATCCAGGCCAGCCTGTTATTCCATATCCTATAACATATTATATTCAAGTGCTACGGAGTCATCCTGAAGTGATAAAAGAAAAGTTTCATATTGAAGAAATAATTAAACAACAAACAGATGGAATTCAAAACTAAAAAAAAGATTGAGAAGTTACGAGACCTGGTTGATAATGTGCATACGTTTGCTGGTGAAAACAATGCCAGAGGAAGAAACGAGGCAGACATTCCTCCTGACGATAAGAAGATGCTCGAGTCAGTATACACCTCAACAGGAACTAAAATGTTACAACATCTTGATAGACTTGAAGATGCGAAAAGAGGAGTATGGCGTCCTATAACTTTACAAATATCACCAACAGACAATTGCAATCTTGAATGTGGTTTTTGTTCAACATGGAACCGCGAAGGAGACACCATACCAATTGGAGATCTTGAGGATTGCATTGATGACTTTGTTGATGTTGGGCCAATACTAAGTGCTGAAATTACCGGTGGTGGTGATCCTACAATGTATAAAGAACTTCCTAGACTTGTCGACTATCTCGATAGTAAAGATGTTGATGTTGGAATGATAACCAATGGTTTATTATTGAATAAGGTTCCACAAGACACACTTGACACATTAAAGTGGATGAGAATATCAATGTCATTCCTTGACGCAGAAAATTATTATGGGAATGATGGTGACACGACAAAAAGAGATCCTCTGGATTCGATTGTTATTCCTGAAATTAAAGGAACGTTAGGCTTGTCATACGTTTGGACTCCAGGCTCAGATATTTCCAAGCTTGAAAAGATCAGTGAGTTTGCTAAGCGTAGCAGGCCGTCATTTGTTCGTATTGTTCCTAACTGCCAAAGTCCTGAACAACAAGCAGAATACAAGGAAGCAATTACTCCACTCATGGAAGAGTTTCCAGGAATGTTTTTTCAATCGAAATCTTACGATATTCATGACGCTTGTAGAATAGGTCGTTTGAAACCGTTCCTTAATAGCGATGGTAAATTGTACCAGTGTTCAGCTTCTCCATTATATACCGGTAACTTTAGTGAAGCTTGGAAGATTGGAAGCATGAAGGACGTTAAAGATATTTGGCCTTCTAATCTCCCTGTAATGGATACTAGTAATTGTTATGCTGGTAAGTGTTTTTATGCTGGACAAAACAGGATGTTACACGGGCTAGAAGTGGAGGTTCCTCATGACAAATTTATATGACGAATCGTACTTCCTGAATTCTAAATTTAGTAATTATAAGAATTATGATGAACGTAGTTACGAACAACTAGCCAAAGACATTATTAAAGTGGGAACAATTAATCCTGACAATCATATTTATGACTATGGTTGCGCTACCGGAAAGTTGCTAAGTGAACTCCATAAATTAGGATTCAAAAATGTTTCAGGGTATGATACTTCAGAGTGGGCTGTTAATCACGGCAAAGAATTATATCCAAAAATTAAGAATGTGATTGGAGAAAGAGCATTTAAGACAGATGTAATAACCTGTTTAGATGTTCTGGAGCACATGAATTATAGTGATTTGATAAGAACCATGAAACATTTCAGGAATACAAATCCAAATAAATTAATTATCAGGGTTCCTGTGAGTAAAAGAATGTATGGAGACTATGTTTTAGAATGCTCAAGAAATGACAAAACCCATAGGTTACGACTTACTAAAGAAATGTGGATCATGTTGTTTGAAAGTTTCGGTTTCATGCCATTGCACATAATTAATGAAAAAGACATTTATGATTCTGAAGGAGTACTATGTTTAGTATTAGACAATTACCGAGATGAAGACTTTAAAGCAGACAGAGAATATTTTAGTACAAGAATGAGCATACAAGGAACACACTTCATGGACGCTTTAGACTGGAACACATACTTCAAACCAAAAAAGATTTTAGAAATTGGCTGTGGAGTTGGGCCAAGGGTTTATGCCATGAACAGACTAGGAATGGATGCTGTGGGGATAGAAAAAAGTAAGTATGCAGTAAACTCCAGCCCTGCTAAGGGGCGAGTATTACAAGGAAACATTACTAAAGACCAATACGATGGCGACTATGACTTGGTTATTGCTTACGACTTACTAGAACATATCTCTTATGAAGACATTGACACAGTGCTGGAGAATATTCGTGCTTCAGGAACAAAGAACTTTCTGTTTTCTATTCCTTTCATTGGAGATCCTAATCTTGATGCTGACCCTACACATATAATTAAAGAAACGAGAGAGTGGTGGCTTAATAAATTAGCACAGTATTTCATATTTCTACCTGTTCCTGAATATTTCTTGTTCAAACATCAACTAATAATAGGAGTTAAAAAATAATGGCAGGAAAAATAAACACCAGAGCTAAGGGATTTCGTAGGGAAATACAAGCAGAACAAATATTACTAAAAAAAGGGTGGATCGCGCAACGGGTAAAGGGAAGCACATTATATAACAAGAATGTTGACTTTTATGGGTTATGGGATATAATAGCCATGAAGCCAAGGACTGAAAATGAAGAAACTCAGGTTCTTCATGTACAAGTAAAAAGTAATACTAAACCACCATTAAAAGAATACGAAGAATTTGCTGACATATACCGAGCAGATAATATTAAATACCAAGTCTGGGTAATTAAAGACAGAATCAAAGGAGTAGATATATATGAATGTTAAAGAAGAAGTAATGGTACTAATAGGAACAAAAGACAGGCCAGCAGAATTGTACGGCTTATTGAATAGTTTGTTAACACAAACATACAAGAATTTTAGTATATTTATATTAGATGATGCAGGAACGATTCCTGTGCAATCACAACACTATCTCAATGCGATAGCAACAAGGTTTAGAATCGCAGGGCATAGAGTTATTATAGCAAGAAATGATATAAGCATGGGTGTTAGTAGAATGCGTCAGCAAATGGCTGATGAAGGATTAAAGAATAGTAAAGCAAAATACTTTTTACGAATAGATGACGACAGTGTAGCAGAGCCAGAATATATCGAAAAATTAATGACAGGAATTAAAAGTTACGACATAGTTAGTGGTGTTGTTCCACTGTTTGGTGCGAACACCATTCCTAGAAGCACATTATACGCTTGTCCAGTAGTCAATGCTGTAACGCTAGACAAGAAAGGAAACTTCTTAGGAAACTTTGATGACTGCGGACATGTATACGTTGATGAAGTTTTGTTACCAGCGCATCATTTCCGTTCGTGTGCATTAATCAAGAGAGAAGTGCACGAAAAGATTAAGTATTCTGACGAACTATCTAAATGCGGATTCCGTGAAGAACAAATGTTTAGTTTTGATGCTATAACTAATGGCTTTACTATAGGAGTTCACACTGGGGCTAAAGCTTATCATTTGCAGACACCTAGCGGTGGTGACCGAAGAGCTGACTACAATGAGCTAATGCAACTTAATGAGTTCGTACTCAAAAGACACACGAAAAAGCTTCTCCAGACACACGGAGACTTCATAAGCAATTACAATAAGAAGATAGGAATCAGTGAAGACGCTTTGTCTATACAGTTTGAGGAGAACAAAACAAAATCAACAAACTTGATCGTTGGAGGACCAATAAATGAATAAACTAAATATAATAACCACGCAATACTTTGACACCACAGGATACGCTACGGTTTCAAGGTTTCTTGCTAACGCATTGAACAGGAAGTGTGAAGTTAAACTTGAAACTAATATGCCACAAGGGTGGGAAGGAATGTGCACTGATGACGAACTAATAATGTTTAAAAGACCTTTTGATACAACTATTCCAGCCATGGCTATAATGTTGCCACAAGGATACTTCTCTCTTCTAACAGAAGAAACAAGTAAGTTTATAGGCTGTTTTTTATGGGAAGGAAATAAGCTATCAGATGGAATGAAACAACTATTAGAAGATGAAAGAATAGACACATTAATCGTACCTTCACAACACACAAAAGACTGTATCAAAAACTCTGAGTGTAGTATTCTAGATAAAGTTAAAGTTATTCCTTATGGTGTAGAACACAAAATATTTTCTGAAGATAAAGAAATAGTAAAGCATGAAAAGTTTACATTCCTACTTAACAAAGGATGGCCTAGCGGGATTAATGACCGTGGAGGAACACAGTATGCAATTAAAGCATACTTTGAAGAATTCACTAAAGATGATCCTGTGCAAATGATTGTCAAAATAAACCCATCATACATTTCTCCAGGGTGGGATTTTAAGACAGAAGTTACAAAGTTGGGCCTTGAAATCAATGAGAACAGTCCAGACGTAAAAATTAATACTGAAGTACTAACTCCGCAACAGTTATCTATTATGTATAATGGTTGTCATGTTTATGTCTGTACACAAATGGCAGACTCGTTTAATCTTGCAGGATTAGAAGCTATGGCTTGTGGATTGCCGACCATACAAAGTGATTTCGGTGGTCAGACTGAATATGCAAAATCGGACAATTCTTGGCTTATTCCTGGAAAACTAAAACCTGTAACTTGGGACTTGTTATATGAGGGTGTATCATGGCAAGAACCTAGCGTCAAAGCTATCAAAGAAGCCATGAGAGAAGCTTTCGTTAACAAAGTAGTATATTCATCCAAGAAAGAAAAAGCCTTGTTAAAAGCTAAAGAATTCAGTTGGGATCGATGTGCTCAAGAGATTCTTGATGTAGTATAACGCAATCTTTACAAGCGTATTCTAAAGTGACTATTTTGTTATAGTGTTCAAAACAATAATAGCATTGAGAAATAGTCATATAAAATTAAAAACCCGTGACGGGGTTTAACCCATCACAGGAAAACAAAGGGTTTAAGTGTGATTTAAAAATCAACACTCACGTCAATGTCGTCTCTTGACTTGTCGTAGTCTGAATCAACAGTAAAGTCTGCTGCACATTCGTCGTCATAATCAACATCACCACTTAAACTAAATTCTAAGTCTCCGTTGTCACTAACCACTAATGAGTAGTCGTCTTCAAAGTCAATATCCATTTCGTCTTCGTCATAGTCTTCACCATCGCAAGTGTCGTAGTTGTCGTAGAGTTCGTCTCTAGCTTCATCTTCTACACGATCTCTGATTGCTGATAATGATTCAAGTCCTTCTGAATCTCCTCGTCCTGCGAGTTCATCAAGTAAGTCTTCCACGTCTTGAGCCCCATAGGTCTCATCGTTTACACTCACTGCTTCAGTAAGTACTGGTTTGTCTACAAATTCCACTGGTCCTGGTACTGCTACTTCCTTAGTAACTTCTACTGTTTTAACTTCTGTTTCTACAGTTGAGAATGCTGTTGCACCCACAAGTCCACCAAGTAATAGTCCTACCGCGAACAATGCTACAAATAAGTAAACATTGGTTTTTTCGTTAGCCATAATTAATCAATCCTCCTTTAATATTGTTTTGATTTTTTGGCAAATCATTGGGTATAAACCCATCCAATAATAATGCTTTATGCGTATATAAAGTTTATTATTTTATCGTTTCTTCTTTGTTTGGCTTGTTTTGTTCAATTTGTCATAAACTAAACTAGCAAGTAAGGTTACAGCACCCGCAGCAACTGGTTCAAGGTCGGTACCAAAATATACACCAGCTCCTATTACAGTAAATCTGATTGCTGTCTCTCCAAGTTTAACCCATTCAACAGTTTGGATTTTCCCATCCTGTAAACTATTTTCTAACCATCCACTGAAAGCACGAAAAAATCCTGCTCCAGCAATGCTTATTGCTTCTATTAACATATTAATTTTCCTCCAATTATTATATTCCTACAAACTTTAAGAGAACGTATAAGATACCGCCAGTCGCGACTCCCGCACTTCCTCCGCCAGTTATTAAATAAAACACCAATTTTTTTATTGGTATAGTAGTCTTCTCAGAAATAGTATTATCAAGAGCTCGTAAGTCTTGTTCTATTTCCCGAAGTTCATTATCAGTTTTGTTAAACTGTTTTTCGTGTCTTGCAACACTTCCATTTAAGTCTTTCAAGTGTCGCTTAATATCTGCAGTGTCAACCTTGATCTCTGTCAAGTGTGTGGTAACTTCGTGTAATCGTTCAAACATTATTTTTACGTCATCGCTACTTGTTGTCATAATACTACTTGATTTATCCATTAACTCAACACTGCTCCGCTAATTGCATTATCCATATAATATATGTCAACACTTGTCCCGCTCATGAATATTGACCCGCCACCACCAATAATTCCTTGGAATTGAATTTGGTAACTACCAGCACCCATTTGTGCTTGGTATAACCCTTCAGCAGCATCAGCAGTATTAAACGTATTTGTGATAGCATATCCTGCGACTTTCTGATTGTAACTAGTACCACTGGATGTTTGATTAATTACTCCTCCTTGGGCATTACCAATAAGTGTTTCGTATGTAGCCAGTCCTGCTTGTGAGGGAATAATTCTGAACTTGATGGTTCCTTCATTAGCAACATCAATTTTGATGTTTGTGTCAACGTTCATTCCAACAAGAATATTATTTGTACTGTTTGGGCTAAGATAAGTACTCCCCAATGTCGCGAATGTTGCTGAGGCTGTTATAAACTCCCCAGGTACTCTCCACTGTGCAATTCTTAAACCAATTCCTGGTGTGGTTCCAGTTCCGTCTATTAAGTCTTGAGTATTAAGATTTATTTGTTGTGTGATGTCATTAATCCCACTAGCCCCTGCGTTTGCTCCACTAACGCCCACAGGGAGATAGAATCCGTCATCATATTTTTCGTTTAAAGTTGTCATTTAATGTCCTCCATTATGTGTGTTTTAGTGTAATTTGAACTTGTAATTCATTGGTTCCGTCAAACTCTATTGCTGGGAATGATTCTCTCATGAATACACTACCTGTCAACGATCCTGAGTATTGTCCAAACTCTGTAAGATCAAGCCCACTCATTTGTATGCTATTAAAATCATACGTCCAAGTTACTTGTTTTTGTATGGTTGCATCTCTATCGCTATAATCAGCTCTTGATCCTGCTTCTGCCACCAAGTCATTGTTGGTGTTTAATGCAGTTCCGCTTCCCGTTCCTGTTCCACAATACCGCGGAACAGCAGAACCATCAGCCATTAATAATGCAAGACCGCTCTTCCCTGCTTCTGTCATTACCATTACTCTAAATCCTCCCTTATTATATTATTTAGTATATCAACAGGTTCGGTACTTCTCTTTTGCGTGCTAGACAATGCACTCCACCTTTTTTGTAGTTCCCAAGCCCAATCATTAAACCGTTTCTTAGGAACAAAATCTTTCTTAAGAGTCATAACTCAACCCCGCTAATGTTGATTGTTTGGGCACTTCTTGCATCTCCAATAACAACCTGACCACCGCCAACACCCACAACAGGACTTCCTATCTTTCCATTAGTCGGGTGTCCAAATATAAATGTGTTGTCAATAGTTCTAGTAGTCACAGACCATAAAGAAGCTTTAACGCTAGATGTGGCAGTACTACTTTTGAGTCTAGTAATAATATCTGTTTCTTGAGCGTCTGATGCTTGGATCTTTTTAATGTCCAGTATGATCTTTTTAACTGTGTCTGTAAGGTTTCCTATTCTTTCATTAAGCCGAACTCTAGCCACTGTCTCTTTTTGATTATTAATCTTGTTAAACGTGTATGAGGCTTCAATGATGGATTGTGTTTCGTTATTTATTCCCTCGTAAGGAAAGTTTACAATAGCCGACTCTCCAGGAGTCAATACAAGAACACCATTTAGTTGCACAGTTCCCTCAGTTCTAGGATCCTTGAATCTGGCAAGAGTGTTAATCGCAACATCACGTGCTTGAGATGCTTGCGTAATACTTTTATCAGTTATTATTTTAGACTTTCTTCCATGTGTGCCAATACTCGCGTCATCCTCAGCAAGTTTCACGATAGGAGTTAAACGATCATAATTAATTACTATATTGTCAACACCTACACCAGGAGTATGATCACCAGCATCAGTACCACTAACAAAAATAATATTTCTCTGATCATAATCAACTAAGTACTGTGTTCCGCTAGTAGTAAGATTTAGTTCGAACACCCCACCTTTCTGCACTGTTCCATCAACCGATACTTCTGTATTATGAGGACTGCTGGTCAATTGAAAAACACTTCCAGCAGCATCACCGGTGAATGTTTCTTTTCTACCGTGGAGAGTTCTGTCACCATAAACCCAAATTTCATTAAACAATTCTCTATCAGTAGTCTTAAAGTTACTACTGGTTGTGTTATCGCTATCAAAAGTTAATCCACTACTCACAGTTCCTTTCGGGGCAAAGTGCAAGTCAAGATCGGTATCAACAAAAAAATAATATTCCACACGATCAGCAAGTTCTGTTAAAGCATCGTATAAATTAAGATGATTAAAACGGATATGTCCTAGGGTTGTTGTGGTTACTTGAACATTGGAAACAGTGATATCAGACGCATGATTTGCAATCAAGTCAGTAACTATTGCACTAACTTCTGTGTTGTTATAAACTACAGGACTGACACTAACGTCTTGAAATACTGAAGTGTAATCCCGACCTTGAACTAAAAGCTTTTCATTAGTGCTTTTTCCTTTGAATTGAACACTACTAATAACTCCTCGAAAGAGTTTAGTAGTTGGTGGATTGGTTCCTGAGTCAGCAAATATTTGTACGTCATCACCAGTGGTGAAATTATCTTTGTTGATTCCTATATCGTTACGAAACGTGAATTTAAAACTTCCACTAGTATTATTAGCGCTGATGTCCTTGTTAACCTCGATCTGTTCAATATCTCTGTAGTCAGTTCCTGCAATGGTTGCTTTAGTGTATATTACCATTTATCCACCGCTCCTGATCATAAGACTTAGCTTTTCTTGCATTGCCTCTGTCAGTTCGTCAGGATCAGTTCCGAAAATGTCTCCATTAAAAATAAACGTGCTGGTTGAACCTTGGTTAGGAAACCCAGGTTGTGATATAGGAGGAGCGAATTTAGGATCAAAAGTTGGAGCAGGCCTGTTTTCTAGAGGAGCGAATCCCCGGAATATCTTTTGTAAAGCTCCAGCTTGAAGCTTTATTGCGTCTGTCCCTTCTCTTATCTTGTCAATAACATCTTGCATTACATCTGTGACTTTGTTACCATACATACCATATAATTTTATTGTATCCTCAATATGCTTTTTCTCGTTTAAGAAATCAGTTTGTAAGTCTTCCTTTTTCGTAGCAAGACTACCTTCCAGAAATTTAATCCTAGCATTGATATTTCCTATTTCAGTATTTGTAAGATCCTTACTTATCTTCTTTTTCTCATCATTTATTTGTTTTTCTAAGTCCAGGATCTCTTGCCGTGCTGCTCCTTCACCAGGGAGTAAAAAGTCAGAAAGGTTTGTCATGTTACTCATGAGCTCATCAAATTCGTTATTGACATCCTCCATTCCTGTCTTAAGGCCTACCAGAGTAGTGCCTGTAAAATTATTCATTCCTGAATCTAAAGAGCCAAGTGCATTAGTAGTTTCAGGCATTGAGTCTTGTAATTTCATAATCGCCAAAGCAATACCGGTAAATATTAAAGCGAATGGAGCAACAGTAGCTAATAATCCTCTAACTGCTAAAGTAAATATTCCTACTTGTAATGATAAGCCGCCCAAGCTCAGCATCAATGGCGGAACGATAACCTGCCAAGCTAAAAATCCTGCGAACCCGAATGATAACGCAACAGCTAGTGCTCCTATTCCAACAACTAAAGTTTTCAAAGGACCTGGCATTTCCCTAAATAGTTCTATAGCTGTTGATATTCCCGAAACTACGCCTTTGATTACTGGTAGTAGTACCTGACCAAGTTCTCTTGATAGTTGGATAAATGAATCATTAAGGTTTGATAACTGACCGTCGAGTGTTTTTGATTGCTTTTCCATGAGATTAAAAAACTTTCCGCCTTCTGATGACATTGATTCGAATGCTTTGATAACGTGTTTAGAAGTTATTTGCCCTGCTGTAACCATTCCTTGGATTTCTTTTGTGGTCTTGCCAAGATTTTGTGCTAGCACGTCAAGCATTGGAACACCAGCAACACTAAAATCTCTTAGTTCTCTTCCTGTGAGTTTAGCTTGATTTCTTACTTGTCCGAGATTTAATATTAATCTTTGTAACCCCTCTTCACCCAGGCCTAAACCTGAAGCAACATCACCCACGCTTTTCAGTAAGGGTTTAACTTCTCTTGCTTCAAAACCAACTGCTAATAATTGTCTAGCAGCCTTCTCAACGCCTGGGAGAGTAAATGGTGTTCTTGCCGCGAAATCTGCTAGCTCTTGAAGAAATTCTGTTGCTTGTTCAGCATTCCCTAATAATGTTGTGAATGCTACTTGTGATTGTTCTAACTTACCAGCTTCCTTGGTTATTTTAGCAAACGCTAGAACACCAGCTGCTCCTAATGCTGCAAAAGCACCTGAAAGTGCTAGCGTTTGCGCATTGAAAGTAGCCATCTCTTTACCAGCTTTATCAAAAGTTCCAGAGAATTCATCAACAGCTCTTATAATTATCGATACTGCAGCACCACCTGCTAAACCAGCGCCTAGACTTCCTAGATTAACCATTATCTTGTTTTATTCCTCATTTTGTTTCTTTTCTCTTGTCTGTTTGATTCCTTTACTTTCTCTTTCTGTTCAGCATTGTATGCATCAACCAGATAATTAATTTCTGGATATGTCAGTTTAGGTATACTAAACAGATTATACCCATAATCATGCAGAAAATTGATCATTCGCTTGTTAGCTAATTTTTTTTTAACTCTGCGTTCTGATTATCAACAGCTGTCTTTACTTGTTGTTCTTCAATTGTTTTCTGATCAAGTCCCAGTGACAATGCGTATATTGACAATGCTAATGCATTAGTCATCTTAAGGTTAAGCCTGGTTATTTCTTCTTCAGTATACTTGGGTTCTATACAATGCTCTAAGATTATCAAATCATCAGTGTTCTTAGAAGTTTCACCTGTCTTTGCTGCCAATGCTAGTTCATTCATTTTGCCTTTTGGTATTGGTCTAACAAGTATTTTTGCATTATCTAAAGACTCTACTATAACCTCTACAGGAAGTAACTCTCCTGATTCATCCCTTTCAAACAATGTTCCTTCTTTCTTTAAATATTCACTCATGTTTTTCTCCTATTGCGTAATAGAAGGTGGAAAACCACCTATCTAATACGGATTATATAATGTAATTGCGTCGTTTATTACTGCACTAGCAGACTTAGGCATAATTGTCAAGCTAAACTCGTCAATTCCCTCGTTAGGATTAGCAGCTTCGAACTCACTTACCACACACCCTGATAGTGACAGAGTCATATCTCTGCTTCCAGCTCCAGCTCCAACATCAACAGCTCGTGTCATAATATTGAACGTGCTTCCGCCTCGGAAGTATTGATCATACAATGGTTTAACCCATTGAGCTGTTGCGTTTGCTGTTATGGTAACTTCATATTCTCTATTAGTAGGAATAGGTGCTGAAATATCCCTGCTTCCGTTGAGATAATGAGGTCCAACTAGATTGTTGCTTATTGAAAAGTTGAAATCTTTAACTTCATTAAGTATAGTTCCGCTAGGAATATGTACACTTATATCTCTCCACATAAACGGTCTTGTCGTTGCTGGTGTTACTGCTGTCTTTGCACCACTTGAGTACGTGTTAGACTGCGCTAAATAACCAACTTCTGCTGATACTAATTCTCCTTCAGTAGCACTGAATGAATAACTATCAACCACACAACCAGCAAGTGTTCTTACAAAGTTACTTCCAGCAGTTCCTGCATCATAAACGTCTTCAATGCTTAAACTCATTGGCGGACAACTTGTACCGCTAGTAAAAGCGTTTCCGTCTGCTGCATTAGTTTCGGCGAAAGTGTGAGAGAAAGGTCCTGCTCCACCGTCGACCATGCTCCCAATAGCTAAACCTAGCATCTTCCAATCTTGTGGATAGTATGTTAGTGTTCCAGTGTGATCTCTTTGTGTTTGTACAAAACTATTAACATTCCTAGTTCCTGCACCTACACTTCTTATTCCAATATAATTTTCGTTGTCTTCAATAGTATGATTTTGAACCTCACCAAACCATTGTCCTGCCCCGCTGCTGTTAGCGTAGGTTCCACTTTCATATGAAAATATTACTTGTGATTTATCTGATACGTAAATACTCATTTATATGCCTCCTTAATACGTTCTAAAATGTATTTTTTAGTATGATTTTCTGGAGAGTATTCTAGTTCAGGGTTGTGTAATAATACCCACTCATGAATTTCGTCCTCACTCCAATATTCTTTAGGAAATCTTTTTGGCCTAACCTTTTTAGGCTCACCCTGTTCTTTGATTATTTCCTTGATTATGCTTGATTCTGCAGAGTCTATCAGAATATAGTTTCCTGTCTGCAATAAATCGTCTACTTTTCTTGTGTCAACATCATAGTTGTCTTTGTTTTGATGTTGGCCTATGTATTTTAATGTTGTTTTCATCTTATCATCTCCTTATGTAATATAATTGTACTGAATTTCCATCACTCTTGACTTCACTGATCCTTGTCCAGCTCCTTCGTCAATGTTCACGCTGCTTGTCCTTTGGAATCCGTATAAGCCACTAGCAACCAATGATGAAGCGCCTAGTTGTGATAGTCGTAATTGCCCGTAAACGCTTCCTGCGAGTGCGTCTTTTTCTGTTTCATTCCTAGCCCATATCCTAACTTCCATCGGGTATGTAATCACTGTTTGTTCTGACTGTAATCCTAAACTCGCATCACTAATATCTAATCCCCTAACAGTGATAACAGGATACAATACAGGCCTTGATGGATAACTTGTCATGACAAATTTGTCATTAGCGCCTCTTTGACTACTAATTGGGTCGACAACTGTTCCAGAAATAACGTCTCTAATAAGTTTTGGTATGTCTGATTCGAATGTTAAACTTCCTACGCTCATATTTTAGTATTATCTCCTCACTGGATTAGCACGACACAATAGCCTTTCTCACTGAAAGAGTGTCCATGGTGACTTTTTCTTATATTATATATAGTTTTGAGCTATATAAACATTGTTTGAAATTATATAATTTTTATGAGAATTAAGCCTTATTTATCGCTTGTTGAACTATCTCAACAGCTTTATTCTTGTTTCTAGCTTTGGTGTTCCTAAAGTGTGATCTTGCATTAAACCTGCTAGTTCCGTATTCAAGAAAGTTAGCATATTTAACAGTGCTCTCAACAAGCACGACATACTCACCTTTCTTTTTCGTTTCAACACTATTAAGAAAACGTCCTGTGTCAACGCTTGAATGCTCCGCTCTATGACCAGCAATACTTTGTTTAACTTCGCCCTCAATAAAAAAACCTGCTTTCATTAATGCAACACTAGCAACCTTAGCGTAAGTGCTTTTTCTGCTAGAAACATATTTTTCCACTTGGGGCAATCCTTTTATCTCAATAGATAATTTACTCGCCATACATACTTCCTGTTGGAAGTACTCGACCATAAAGTTTTTTATAAATTAAACTTCCATTAACTAAAGGACTTGGAACAATTCCATTATCAATAACGCCGTATTGTTCACCTGAAGGGCTTCCAATTTGTAGCTTAAATACCCCGCTTGTTGAAACATCTCCTTGAACGTAAATTCTAGAATCATTCTCTAATAATATACCTTGTTGTACAAGAACAGCGTCAGAAGAACCCCTGGTTTGATCGATGTGTTGCACGAATGCTTTAGTCCAAACATCAGTGCCGCTGGTTAGTGTAATGTCGTCATCATAACCACCAGCAACGTATGACTTTACAAAATATCTTAAACGAATGTTAGTTCCTTCATCTTGTAAAGCGTTATTAAAATCTGTAATGTATGCGTCACTGCTCATAAAGCCTGCCCGAATCTAGTTTTGTGACCTAATTCTTCAAGCTTTCTCTTTCCAAGTATACTGAACTTATTAGCCGCGACAACACTACTACTATCGTTACCTTTATTCTTACTAAAGTCACCAATCTTGTATCCGGCAGCGTCAACCCCGAAAGTGTCCATTGACGCAAACATATCACCCATTGATAAGTCAATTAATGCTGGTTGGAATCTTTCAGCTATACTAGTACTTCCTATAGAATCTCCAGTGTATTCTTCCATGAATAATCGTTGGTTGTCAATGATGTTTAGTAATCCAGCTCCGCTTATAGTTGTCGGTATGTTATCCGTTCTATTATATATCTGCTCAGCTACACTTCCTAAATTCATTAATACCATTTTTGATTATTCCTCCATTTACTGATAATAAATATTTAATCCCAATCCGCTTTTAGTATTTCCCATGCCGCTACCGATAACGTGTAACGTATCCATAGCAATTCTAGAAATTCCTAGGCTAGGACTTCCTGTAACTCTTACATTGTCTGATGTGTAAACATGGGGATAGTCAACACTTGTTCCACTAACACCGCCTACTTTACTCCATATTAATTCTGAAGCTCCACCACTAATGTTTAGGAATAAGCTTCCTGTATTAGTATGGTTTCCCGCTACTAGTTCTACTTTCCTAATTGTTCCATTGATACTGCTATCGCTAAAAACGTTAATTATTCCGCCTGAACTAGAAGTCAGTTCTGTTGGTGAAAATGATATTCTCTCTACTCTATTACTTTTTAAACTCATTATTTTTATCTCCCTCTTATGTTAACGGTTCCGCTGCGCCGTTTCCATTGATCATACGTTGGCGCGCTAGGTATCTTTGTAAATCCTACACTTACGTCAACTTGTCCGTCTGCTAGTTCTTTAGCAACTACTAATTCTGCCCCTTTCCAAAAAGGCCACCCATGAGCGAAAGCGTGATTAAACACTCCAGGACCGTGCATTACAGCTACCACGTGAGTGTATTCGCCGTCTGTTGCTAGTATACTAACTTGTCCCTTACTGGTGCTTGTAAATATTAAATCATAAATTAGGAATGCACCCGAGATGATAGTCTCAGGGCCAAGGCTACGAATTTGCCTTGTTTCAATTCCTGTAAAAGCTGTCAAATTATCCATTAATTAATTCCGCCTGAACCAGTTGCTGACCAACTAAATGACTGACTTGCTGATTCCGTAATTGCGATAAAACTGCCTGCTGTCCAACTTCCTGCCGGTGCATAAATGCCTTCTAGCGTTTCTGCTTGTGACACAAGTATACTAACTGGTGCTGCTACGAACGGAGTTCCGAATGCTACCCATGCTATACTTCCTGCAGTTGTTGAATTGCTTCCTGCTTGAACACTTATTCCGAATGCTGCTGGGCTTCCAGTTCCTACAAATGATTGTATTGTAGAAGTTACTGCTCCATCAGCTAGTTCTGCTGTGCCAATTGCTCCAGCTCCAAGATTAATGTCGCTGAATTGTGCTGTAGTTCCGCTTATTGTTGTTACGTGAATTTCTTCTGTTGGTAATCCATCTTTCATGATAATTTTCCTCCTGTAAATTATAAAGCCAGCGTCTTATAATTAAGACGTGGTGATTTTAGCCATTGCGTTTGTACGTAAAGCTTTAGCTGCTACTCTTTGAGTAATTGTTACAGAATCCATATCATTAGTTTCAACTCTGAAAGTTTCAACGGTGACTGTTCTTTTTTCTGCAAGTGCATACGCTTGAGTTCTGTCTGTTACATATGCTGTAGTTGTAGTCATTCCAGCATTTGTAGAAACTCTTTGTACGTTTAAGCCGTAAATAATTCCTAGGAATCCTGTTCTTAAAAAGTCAGTGTTTCCTACTTTATTTGCTTCAACGAAAGTGTCAATGTCTCTTAGATCCTTAACAAACTCTGCCCCTACAAATAATGTAGTTGGTTGGTAGTCTGAATCTTCAAGGTATTGCATAGCTCTTGTAATGTTTGCTGCGCTAGCCTGGGCTCCACCGGAAACGGTATTTGCTGCTGTGTCTAGTTGTGCAATTACAAGACTATTTTCGTTTTCACCTAGTCTTTTACCTGCTTTAACAATATTCATATCAAAGATATTGAATTTGCTGTCTTCCATCATTTCTGAAGTAATACGGATTTGCACCCCATACTTTAGTGGTTTGATGTTAATGCTGGTGTATTCATCGTTGTCGAGAGCGATTTCTCCCCCTTCAGCAACAAGTCTTACGTCCATTGCATTTTCTGCTTCGAGGTTGAAGTCATAGCTTGATCCCGGAATTTGTGCAGGCCCAATATATGATGCCGCTTCTGTTCTTGGAATGATTGCTTTTTCTACCTCAGGAATCAGTAAATCGTGGATTTTCTTCTCGATAAGAAGTGACCCCTCGGTTCCTGTTCCAGTGTTTAAATATTCTTTTATTGTGTTTAGTTCCATTGTTGTTTCCTCCTTATCCTTGTATATCCACTAATACATAATTTCCGCTGGTTGCACTGCTTAGTGATCTTCCAGCTGCTGTTCCTGCTGTGGTGTCAGCTACAACTGCTTCTGCTCCATTAGCAGCTACTACTCTTCCTGGAAGAATTGTTCCTGCTGCTCTTATGATATATGATCCTCTGGTTGCTACTGAAACGTAGTTTCCTGAAGTCACTGTTTGTGTCGCGATACCATTAAATGATAATCCTGATGCGCCAAGAGCATATTGAATGTCGCTAGCAACAAAGCTTGATGCTCCACTGCTTACATTATCAGCTGCTCCGCTAATTTGTACTAATTGTCCGCCGCTAATAGTTTCCATAGCCACTCCACCAAGCATTCTTGGTGTTGCATTATCGAATATAGGTACGAATCCTGCTGGGTTAACTGCCATTATAAGTTACCCCCTTCGTGTGCGTAATTTTTGTTTTTAACAAATTTACCACCGAGTGTTTCAACTGCTTTGTAAAGTCCGATACCTTGTATATCTGAGCTCTTTTCTATAATGAATCCTGAGTCATTACTTTCTTCCGCTGCTGGAACACTTACTTCTGATTTTGATTTCATTTGTAATTTTTCCTCTTTTACTTTTTCTTCTGGCTCTTCAGCCTTTTCTTCTTCCACCGGGGTTTCTTCTGCTTCTTCTTTAGTTACTATTACTTGACGTAAATTGCTAACTACAGCCTTTAATGATTCTTCGCTCATGCTTTCTGCATTCTGAACTTCAATCCCTCTTTCAGTAGCTAGAGTGATGTATTGTTCTTTAAGATCATTAACTCTTTCTATTTCTAACTTGTCCAGTTTTTCTGATAACGTTTTATTACTTTCTGTAATAGAATTTAACTTTTCAGAAAAGTCTGGAGTTTCAATTTTCTTTGATTCTTCAACCATTATAATTTCCTCCTTAATAGGTTTTGATATTTCTTCAGATTTTACTTCTAAAGATTCTTTGATTCTAAAACTTTCAGCCATTGCCATTGCAAATCCTGCATTTGGTGCTGCTGGTATAGCCACTAAACTAAGTTCGCAGAATTCGATTCCTCTTGCAATGTTTTGTGTCTTTCCACTAGATTCTTTTGTCTCCATTTCGTTAATGAAACATCCAATACTTACGTTCTTGATAAGTCCTTCATCAATCTTCTTCTTTATTGACTCGTCTGTTATCCGAGCTTCGAACTTGATATTCTTTTCTCTAGCATCATAAAATACATTACTTGTAGTTCTTCCTACTATGTTGTCTATCTTTGCTTCGTGATCTTTAAGAATTGGTTTATCTCTTAAGCTTCCTGCAGCTCCTTCTAGCTCTTCAGCTTTGTATGTGACATTGTTTCTTGTGGTGGTTTCATAAATAGCCACTCCACGGATGTGAAAATCTTTATTTTCTTGAAATTCTGTTTTTTCTGTAATTGGTACAAAAAATTCTACTCTTTTCCAGTCATTCATATTTTTTACCTCTTTAACCCTTGGGTTTATATTATATTATATATGTTTTTTTCGTATTTAAACTTTGTTTGAAATTATATAATTAAATGGCCTAATAAGGCCTTATTATGGTGCATCCAGTGAGATAATCCTTGATAATCGTGCAAGTATCCCCGCAATTGTTTCTGATAAATCCTTTGTGAAGTATAGTGCTTCCGCCTTTGCAAACAAGTGTTCCACCAGCTTCTAATATTATATTGTTGTTAGGAAGGCTTACCGTGTCTCCATCGCATACTTGTGAATCAGTAATAACCCAGTCCTGAGAAGCAGTAGGGTTGCACTGTGCTGATGAGGCTCCAAGGATAAGATGATTAGTGCACTTTGTTATTCCGTCACCAGTTCCGTCATTAGGGGTTAGGCAAGCATTCCATTCTTCTCCAACAACTGTTTCTTGACTAACAAAAGTGTTCGTGTTATTATTGTACAATCCTGAGATTAGTGATGAATTAACGCTATAATTGTGGACTCTTACCTCGTCAATACTTCCGTTGAACGACAATACTCCATTTTCTCTTGATCCTATCTTTAGGTTAATATTATTTAGTGGAGAGAGCATGTCATCATTTCTTATTGCTTGGGTGTCATCATCCCTCCATGCTTCATGCTCGTAATCAATGGTTATTGTTCGCTCATTAATTTGGTCAAGCATTCCCTGAAGACCTTTCTTGGTGATAAGATCATTAACAGCATCGATCTT